ACAAGGTATACACAAAGGCTGACCTTCGCTGGATACCACTCGTATGGAACCTTGTGAACGGTGAAGACTATGGACGCGGCCTAGTCGCTGACTTCGCTGGTGCCTTCCATGCACTGATGATCCTGAACAACTCCCTGCTTAACATGTCTGCCGTAATGGGCGATATCAAGTTCTTCGCTAAGGCGACAAGCATGGTCGATGTGGTGCAGGTGCAGAACTCGTTACCGGGTAGTTGGCATGTCGGTGATCCGAATGATGTAGGTACGCCGCAATTTAATCTCGCTATGAATGCTAACTTTATTCAGCAGCAGATCGAACGCTTCCAGAAGCAGATCGCTCAGGCATTCATGCTTACGCAGCAGGTTCGGCGCGATGCTGAACGGGTAACTGCAGAAGAGATTAGGCAGGATGTGGATGAGCTGGAAACCAGTAACTCTGGTGTGTACTCTCGCCTAGCTGCCTCGTGGCAACAGCAGATCGCACACCTCGCCCTGCATGACACTGGCTTCAATGGAGTCATGTCTGCTAATGGTGGAGTGCGTCCTCAAGTCATCACTGGTATGGACAGCCTGTCTCGTGCAGGTGAAGCCTATAACATGCGCCTGTTCCTTACGGACCTTGGTCTGTTGCAGGCAGTACCGGAAGACCTCCGACAGACCGTCAAGAAGCCTGCCTTTGTAAAGCAGATTGCACAGTACCATCAGGTGCCCTACGAGTCATGGATCATGACGCAGGGTGAACTGCAGGCTGAGCAGCAGCGAGAGGCACAGCAGCAGATGGCTCTGCAGCAACAACAGATAGAAGGTCAGGCACAAGTCGAAGGTGTCAAGGCCGCAGCTAAGGAAGGATAAGTAATGTCCGCTACGGAAGATAGTGTCATTCAGAATGTAGATACCGCGAAGGCCGCAGAAGTGGCCATTCATGGTCGAGTATCTAATATGGAGAAGGTGATCGAAGAGGCAGCTAAGACGCCTGAGCAGATTGCTACCGAGAAGAAGGCCGCAGAGGATGCGGCTGCTAAAGAGACTGCAGACGCAGCAGCTAAGAAGATCACCGACGAGGCGGCTGCTAAGGCTGGTGAAGACGACGGCTGGAAGGAAGAGTGGGTAGCGGTTGGCAATGAACACGCCGATGCAGCAATCGAACTCATGAAAGCAGCCGGTGTTAAGCCGGTCGAGGGCAATGCTATCTTTGATGAAGCCATCAAGGCTGGTGATCTTACCAAGGTAAAGTGGGACTTGCTGGAAGCACGTATCGGCAAGGCGCAAGCCTCGCTGGTCAAGACCGGCATCACCGCTTACTACGATGGTGAGTATAAGGAACAGCAGGCTGTCGTAGACCACGCGTATGCACAGGTCGGCGGCAAGGAAGGCTGGGACAAGCTCGTTAAGTGGGCACATAGTACAGCGACTGTAGATAAGGCCTTCGACAAGCAGCTCGGCGAGTATCGGCGTGCGCTGGAGGTTGGTGGCTTTGCCGGTAAGGCAGCAGTCGATGCGCTCAAGACAGCTTACGAAGCTGCTCCGGGTAATAGTTCGCTAGGTGGCAAGAAGATGGAACGTGGTGGTACTCCGCCTGCGAACCATGAGACAGCATCTGCGCCGCTATCACGCGCTGAGTACTATCGTGAGATGACTAAGGCAGGTGGCGACCGTGCACCTTCGCATGTAGTTGCTACTCTGCGTGCGCGCCGACAGGCAGGGATGGCACAGGGGATTTAATCCCCACCATTTCCCTGCTTATAAGGAATAACAATCAATTGATTAAGTAATAAGGAGACATGCATGTCCACAGACGTGACTGGTCCGAATCTCTCGGACGTCGATCGCGCACTAATGATCGAGGAGTACGGTGGAGCTGTAGAGTCGCAGTTCGCTAAAGACTCCTATATGCGCCAGTATATGAACCTTCGTTCTGTACATGGCACGGATACCATCACCAACAACCGCGTAGGTAAGACCAGCCTTAAGAAGCTCGTCCCCGGCGTTCGTCCGCCTGCTGACCCGACTCCGTTCGGTAAGGTCTCGCTGACTGTAGATACCGTCGTACTCGCTCGCGATACGCGCTCTATGCTCAACGAGTTCCAGATTCACTTTAGTGCTCGCGAAGCACTCGGTAAGGATCACGGCAAGCAGATTGGTAAGTTCTTCGATGAAGCCTTTATTATCATGGGTATCAAGGGTGCGCTTACGGCCGCTCCTGACTTTGGTATGGGCGCTGAGAAGAACTCGATCGGTGCTGGTAAGTCGGTAACACTCGCCCTCGCTGGCGACGAAGCTGACCCTGATCTTCTGGCTCGTGCCATCACGGACGTTCTCGTCCGCATGGAAGAAGAAGAAGCTCCGGTAGAAGAGATGCTGATCTTTGTTCGTCCGACCGAGTACGATACTCTGTTGAACAACAACAAGCTGACCAGCTCTGAGTTCTCGCCGGGTAACGGTGACTACGCAAAGCAGCGCATCACCCTGATCGGCAACACCCGTATCGTCAAGTCGGCCCGTATTCCGCGTGCTGAGAACGACGATCACTTCCTGTCGAATGAGACGAACGGTAATGCTTATAACATCGCTGGTGCCGAGACTAAGGCAATGGCTGTTATTATCCACCCGAACTCGTTCCTCGCTGGTGAGACGATCCCGCTGACTTCGGACGTCTTCTTCTCCAAGGAAGAGAAGACTTGGTACATTGACGCGTGGCTCAGCTTCGGCGTTGCTGTTAACCGTCCCGACCTCTGCGGTGCAGTGTTCGCTGCCTAATACCCAACAGGGAGTATCTGCTAACGCAGGTATTCCCTGTTTTTTTCGTGAGGTAGAGTATGTACACTGAACTAGAACTTGTGAACCACATTCTGAAGACACTCGGTGAGTCTGTAACACCGACACTTGTGACACAGCATCCCGCTGTATTGCAGGCGAGGACAGCCCTTGCGCTGACCAGTAAAGAGTTTCAGGCTTCGGGCTGGTGGTTCAACAAAGAGAAGAACCTCAAGCTACTACCTGACAGTGATGGCCGAGTACGCATCCCAGATGAGACGCTGGAGTTCGCCGTTACTAAGTGCCTGCTCGATGAGCGTATGCCGTCACAGAAGCAGCGCTTTGTTAAGCGCGGTGACTTTGTGTACGATGTGGAGAAGCACACGAACAAGCTTGGTACTGCCATCTGGGCAGATATTACTATCCTGCTCGATGTGTCTGATCTGCCTGCAGCTGCAGGTACGTACCTTAAGCACTTTGCTGCACAGACAGCATTCCTTGATGACGATGGTGACACTGCTGTTTATAGGCTGCTTACCTTCGAGACAGATAAGGCATGGGGCGCACTCAAGCAGGCAGAGCTCAAGGCTGTAGCAGCAAATCAATTCGAGAGTCCACATTCGCTTGCACTCCGTGCTGGTGTGGGTGGTCTGGGTAGTACCGGACGCAATGCAAACTATCTTGGTGGAGGCCAATAATGAAGGCAGATGGAAGCCTAAAGTCACTACTGCAAGGCATCAGCCAGCAGCCTGTTAGAGACAGGCTTCCCGGCCAAGGTACTGAGCAGATCAACATGAGTGCAGACCCTGTAAAGGGCCTGTCTCGTCGTCCCGGCGAGGACCTAGTTAATCAGCTAGGTTCTGCCGCTGCTAAGGGCTGGGGTACTTTCCAGACCCAAGACGGCAAACAGTGGATCATCAAGCTTACTAGCACTGGTCCGCAGGTATTCGATTATAACGGCACGCAAGCAACCGTCAACGGTATGGGTGCCGATACATACTGGAGCACAGATGGGCAGTGGTCACTTGCGACCATTAAGGGTAAGACCTATCTAGCTAACTCTGCAGTGATCGTGAAAGAAGATACTAACCTGTCGCTGTATCCGAATAAGAACACGTTCTCCGCAGGCATCATTCAGATCCTTGGTGGCAACTACGGTAAGACGTATAGCATCAGAGTCAGTGGCAACACGGTGGCTACCTATACCACACCAGATGGCTCATCGGCTGCGCACACTGCACAGATCGCTACAGGCTACATTGCTGCTCAGTTGCACACCGCATTGGCAGCAGCGGGATACGATACCTCACCTTGGGCTACAAGCCGTGTAGCAGATACGCTTCTTATCAAGCATACGAACCCTGCTGTGCAGTTCACGCTAGTCGTATCTGATGACGCAGGTAACATCAATGCTAAGGCTATGACTACGGCAGTGGCTGACATTGCAGACCTTCCTCGGTTTGCTGATGAGAACTACGTTGTACGCGTGGCACAGGAAGTAGATCCGGAGGAAGACCTCTGGCTTAAGTTCGTTCCTGATACTCCCGGTGCAGGCTTCGGTAACTCCGGCGCTTGGTATGAGACGTTGGCACCCGGACTGAGTAAGGGTCTGCAGAACAACACTATGCCTCGTTGCCTTACGTGGGATACGGTTACGCAGCAGTTCACTGTGAGCATTGTAGATTGGGCTGACCGAGAGGTTGGTACTAACTCGACCAATCCACAGCCTAGCTTTGTTGGCTACCCGATTACGGACATGAGTGTATTCCAGTCTAGGCTGATGATCCTCGCAGGACCGAACCTGATTGGCTCGCGCAGTAAGCGATACGAGAACTTCTATGTAGGCAGTGCATCGACGCTTGTGGACAGTGATCCCATCGA